GATATGAGGAGCTGATACCTTCTCGGGTGGGTTCGATTCCCACGCACTCCCGCCACTAACTGACTGTAACTGCAATGGTTACAGTCTTTTTTATTTCTATTTCGTGACTTTTTCGTGACTTTTTGCCGAGTTTTTTATTATATCATCAAAGGTATTTGCAACGTCTCGTCCGAAGTCGGCACCGTCCTGGAATAAATGTGTATATATAGATAGGGTAGTTGATTTATTAGCATGACCCATTAGCCTTGATAGGGTAACTAGGTCTGTACCGTTATTTGCAGCCATAGAGGCGAATGTGTGGCGCAGTTGGTGGAATGTAACGTGATCAATACCTATACGGCTCGTGTATCGTCTTAATCGTTCATTTACTGCGTGCGGGATAAGAGGAGAGCCGTCCTCTGATTTAATTAGGTATTTACTATTGTTCCATGCAGAGCCTAGTCGTTTCTTCTCGCTTGTGTGATAGTCCCTCAACGCTCTTATATCATCTTGTAGGAATTTAGGTAGGGCACAAACTCTAACGGCCGATGTAGTCTTGGGAGACTTCACGAAATCTAATCCGCTTTTACTCCTATAGCGAGCCTTGTCTATAACGATTCTATCTCCTATAGGCTTATCCTCAATGCCAAGAACCTCACCGCGACGGAGCGAACAGAATAGGGCTAACTCGAACATTACTTTGCTGTCGATCGGGAGGGTGTATAGGTTGTCAACGAACTTCGTAAAATCTTCTGGAGTAAGTATGTGTGCCTCTTTCTTGGTTCCTATAGGCATTATGATGTCGTGGCAAGGGCTACTAGGTATCAACTCCCAATTCACTGCGACAGAACAGCAACGAGACAGCACGAAGTAAGTCTCGCGGATTGTTTTCGGTGAGTATCTGCGCTTTTTATGTGCGTTCGCTTTGGTGTCCATATTGGACAGTTTATCAATCCACTTTTGTAAGATTCTTGGTGATAAGTCACTCGCTGGCATATCGTCCAGAGTGTCTATAATTCGCTTTTTACAAGCATTGTAACCATCAACGGTATTAGGTGATTTATTCTTCGTCACCGTCTCCCATACCGCAGAAATAAGCCCGTGCACAGTGTAGTCGCTAGAGCCTTTAGTGAGCACCTCTTGCTCCCATATTTGCGCCATTCTGATAGCATCCTTCTTCTTCGCAGTTGTAAAGGTCCTGGTGTACCTTTTCCTCTTGCCATTAATAGTCTGCGAGAGAGTCGCCCTATATTTATTTGTTCCAACTTTTGTAATGTACATATAAACCTCTATAACGTCGATTATTTACCGATATTCTGCAATTTTTGCACAAAAAACGCCCTAATAACAACTATTTTCACATCTTAGTTGTAATATATGGGCGCTACTGATATACTCATCATTGATATTGTGTTGTGTTACTGGAATTCATACCAGTAGCTCCGAATCGCTCCTATTGGCGTAGGGGCGATTTTTTATTTAATTACTTCTTTACTTTCTCAAGTTTCATCTTCTTCTCTACACCTAGCGCAGATGCCTTATAGGTAATATACTTGCCGTCGTAAGAGAACTCTTTTGTACCATCCTGGGATGCCATTAAGGCGCTTTCGTTCTTTTCCTTGTTGGCGGTTGAAGTCCACTTGTAGACCTTTGTATACTTAGCTGGTTTTTCATACGTTCCCGACCAATATAGAGCCTTTGTGTCTTCGCTCATCCAATAGATCTCGATTGTATCATCTGTAACGGTCGCCTGTTGCCATCCATCTTCGTCGCCATCGACCTGCTTCCACTCGCCACTAAGGTTGTACGGTTTCTTTTTAGCTTCGGTTTTCTTTCCACCACACCCTGTCAGTCCTATTGCGACAGATAACATAAGTGTGATAGCTAGTGCGATTGTGATTAGTTTCTTCATAATACGTCCTTTCTTGTAATTACATCCCTGGTACCCTTTTAGTGACTATATCAGATTATGCCTTAATACCTCTAGATCTTGTACAGATAGCATAGTGCATAGGTCGCCATTCCTTATGTGTTCTAGTTCATGTTGTAGTGTTTTTTGTTGTCGCTCTATCGAGTCCCCTGCGTTTACGAATACGGTGTAGAATGCTTGACCATCCTCATAATAATAGGCTGTTAATCCGTGAACTTTACAGGGTAAATCGACATAAGCAACCCTGTATAATTCGTCCACGATTACTTACCTTCCTTCTTCTTTAATTTCTCTAGCAATGTTGCAACGTACCTTATATCTTCTTCCGATACATCTCTTGCTGCGTCGAATAGCACACGGAGCTCGTCACGTTCGTAAAGCTCTTTTGCTGCTTCGGCTGCTTCGGGTTTGATGTAGTAGGTAGGTTCATCGTCTGGGTGTTCATTCATTAAATCAGAGCGACTTATCCCAAACAGTTCACAAATCTTATCTACTTTATCCATGCGAGGCGATTTTAGTCCTCTGCACCAATTGTTAACTGATGTGGGAGACACCCCTAAATATTTTGCCAATTCATTTTGGGACATATTCCGCGATTCTAAATATCGTACAAGGTTACTGGAAAATATTTCGTTGAATTCTTTTTCACTCATTATATTGTCCTCCGTTAAAGTGATTGTAAATTATAAGTTGATATAATTCAATACTAAAAGCGAAAAAATATTCACTTTAAGTGTTGACATCCACTTTAAGTTGATATAAACTCAAGCTATCATAAAGAGAAAGGAGCGGATAACATTGAAGGCAGAATTTCAGATAAGTCTTGCTGCTGCTAGAGTGAATGCAGGTCTTACCCAGGAAGAAGTAGCTAAAACCCTTGGAGTTTCAAAGAATACCATAATAAATTGGGAAAAAGGGAAAAGCATTCCTCGAGCTACGCAAATGCAAAAAATGTGCGAAATTTACAATATTTCGGAAGAATATATTTTTTTGTCTTAATTATCAACTTTAAGTTTATAAAAATGTAACAGAAAGGAGAAAACGTGAACGAATTACAAATTTTTAAAAACAGCGACTTTGGAGAAGTCAGAACGATGGTTATTGATGGCGAACCGTGGTTTGTTGGAAAAGACGTAGCAGAGATTTTGGGATACGTAGACACAAACAAAGCTCTAGCAATGCACATTGACGAAGAAGATAAACTCAACGACAAAACAGCGTCGAGTTTGGGGCAAAGAGGAGGATGGTTTATCAACGAATCAGGTCTTTACAGTTTAATCCTGTCTAGCAAGCTACCGAAAGCGAAAGAGTTTAAGCGCTGGGTAACAACAGAGGTGCTACCAGCAATCAGGAGACACGGAGCATACATGACCGAACAGACACTAGAGGCGGCACTATCAAGCCCAGAATTCCTTATAAAGCTAGCAACAGAGCTAAAGGACGCAAAGGATACCAATAAAAAGTTAGAAGCTGTAAACGCAAATTTAACGGTTGAGAAGCAGATTATGCAGCCGAAGGCGGACTACTTCGACGAACTTGTAGACAGAAACCTACTTACTAATTTCAGAGAGACAGCAAAGCAACTTCACATCAAGCAAAACGATTTTGTGTCGTTTCTGATTGAAAAGAAGTACGTCTACAGAGACAAGAAAGGTAAGCTTATGCCTTACGCAGATAAAAACAAAGGGTTATTTGAGGTAAAGGAGACCTTTAACGAAAAAACTCAATGGAGCGGAACGCAAACCCTAATAACCCCTAAAGGAAGAGAGACGTTCAGATTGCTCTGCTTCAAAGAGTAAATACAGCGCACCAGAAAGGAGGCACAACATGATCACACCTATACCTATAGATGAGCGATTCATCTCGACCAGTGAGGCGTCAGAAGTTCTGCAAATAGACGAGCAGGTACTCAGAAAACTAGGACAGATGGGTTGTAAGGGCATTTACAAAATCGGCAAGCAGTATCGATTCCGCTTAAAGGAATTCGAGACCGTAAGTGCTGAACTGTCGGAGAACCTAGAGAAGTTATCGCAAGAAGTAAAGAGTCTTGAAGAGGATTACAGAGAGAAGGTCGACCGATTCGGTCTATTCGACAAGGCGACCAAACAAGCACAGACGGAGTTCTATACCATGTTAAGGGCACTGGAGATTATGAGAGGTGACGACAATGAGAGAGCGGTTTAAGTCGGTTAAAGAAGTATTGCATCAGGCATGCGAGGAGAACGGAAACACACCGATGCAGGAGGTAGTTAGTGCGATAGGCGTTACGGCACTGATTCCGATGATATGGATAGCCCTATACATGCTAGGGGAGAGGTAAGGAGGAGTTATGGGCGCCATAATTAATAAAAGAATAATAGAGTTCGGTGCTAATAATGCACTGAACATTTTAGGCAACTACGGCAGAGACCGTAGAGCTAGAGAAGTGAAACACTATTCCATATCTACAGATAGTGGAATAAAACTGGGCAGAATTAAGCCCGACTGCACATACGAGCAGTTTCTAGAAAAAATAGCCATCGAGGCTATATGTGAGGCAGAACGCCTATCTGACGTAATAAACGTCATGGAAGAAGAGTATGCAGAACTGTGTGACGATTACGTAGCTCTTAAAGAGGAGGCGACAGATGAATAAATCAGAGGTTGAACGCAGAACAAAAGAGATTGTAAGCGAGCTATCAATTATCGACAGCTTCCTAGCGGAAGGCGATATATGCCAGCCAAAATGGTGGCTAAACATGGAATATTCCATGTACGGGATTGTGGGCTTTATTAAAAAAAGTCGAACGCTAAAAGTACCTAAAGGACTACACAAGAGATTTGACGAGACAATCTCCAATTACCGAGCTGAACTTATACAGGAGTTGGTAGAACTCAACAAGGAGGCAACCCATGATATTTAAGACATTCGTCATCGGAATGGTGCTAGTCGGCACCACGATAATCCTTACAGAGTTGCACCGATACATGGTGTACAGCGAGGAGCTAGAGAGGGAGGAAGAGAATGCTAGATAAAGAACGCATATACGGCTACGCAAAGGCTTACCTAGAGTCGGTTACGGAAATACTAAAAAATAAGGCCGAAGAGGCTGAAGATGACCGCTATATAGGCGACGGGAACCTACTGAGGTCGGCATTGTATCAATATGAGGACGATTTAGACGAGCTAGAGGCACTTATGGAAGGTAGCACAGATGATAAGAAGTGAGAAGTTATACAAGTATGCTGCGGAGTTCATCAAAGGCGAATTAAAGGTAATCGATAGAGCATTGACACGGACCGATAGTGAAGAGCGACGAGACGAACTGCAGAAGAGACAGCATGAACTTATATGCGATTTAAACGACATGGAAAAGCAAGGCTATATAGGTAAGAGTCTAGAGCAAGTAAGGAGAACTAAAAAAGAAGAAAGGAGGAAAAGGCATGCTGAATTTAGAGCCTAAACACGAAAAGAAAAGCAGACTAGAGCGATTCTTTGGCGATTTGCTAGGAGCAGAAAAGACAATACCTAGAGCAGAGTGTAATTGGATTGATCCGAGAATTCCAACAGATGAAGAGCCAGATAAGGTCGTTGACGAGTATCTCACAATCAAGCTCGTATCTGTTCCAGAAAACGACCTAGCATTTATGGACTAAAAAAGAGCGCAGACCGAAGTCACGCGCTCCCTAAAAAACTCAAACACATTATACAGGAGGATAACGAAAATGGCAAAACTTCAAGGCGATTTTAGAAAATTCATGAATAAAAACTACCTCGGTTCGTGGGACATCCCAGACGGTGACGACCTAATCGCGACAATTGATCACGTCGAGCAGGAACAAGTAGAGAACGCGAAGGGCAAGGAACTAAAGCTAACTATTCACTTTACCGACAGAGGGCTCAAACCTATGATTCTCAACTCAACCAACTCACAGCGAATCAGTAAGGTAGCTGGAACAACAAGAGTTGAGAAGTGGAGCGGAATCAGAATCGCAATCTACACCGAGAAGGTTAACGCGTTTGGCACGACTACCGACGCACTTCGAATCAGAGACTATGCACCTAAGAGCAAAGAGCTGTTCTGTAACGAGTGCGGTGCGGAGATTGTCGGCTCGGGCAAGTATACTGCGAAGGCAATTGCCGAGAGGGCAAAAGTGAAGTATGGCGAATACCTCTGCATGGATTGCGCAATGGCAAGAGCTGAAAAGAGTGCCGAGCCAGAGCCAGTACAGGAAGAACAGACGGAGGAGGTATAGGGCATGGCACTAGCAACACAAAGGAGTAAAAAAGATGAAAACAACAAAAATAAAGATTAGAAATCTATTCGGGATTACTGAAACGGAACTTGACGGAAAGAATGTTGAAGTTACAGGAAAAAACGGAGTCGGCAAGACCTCTATCATAGATGCGATTAAGTACGCACTTACAAATGACAGCGAACGAGACTACATTCTAAAAAAAGGAGAAACCGAGGGCGAAATCCTTATCGAAACTGATACAGGCCTTTACATCGACCGTAAAAAAAGAGCAAACCAAGCTGATTACAAGTCGATTAAAGACGGAGGCAAAGTAGTTAGTTCACCAGAGGCAATGCTAAAGACAATCTTTACACCTTTACAGTTAGATCCTATCAAGTTTATTCAGCTATCAAAGAAAGAGCAAAACAGGGCAATCCTAGACTTAATCGAGTTCGATTGGGATTTGAATTGGATAAAAGAGCAGTTCGGAGAAATTCCGCCAGACGTTAATTATGAACAGAACATTTTGCAAGTGCTCAACGACATACAGGCTGAAAATGGGCACTATTTCCAAACTCGCCAGGACATTAATAGAGAATTGAGAAACAAGAAGGCTTTTGTAGAAGAAATTGCTGAAACAATTCCGTCAAACTACGAGGCTGAAAAGTGGGAAAACTACGACCTTGGAGATACCTATAAAAGAATAGAAAAAGCAAAAGAAATTAATTCTAGGATTGAGAGAGCAAAGATTTTTAAGGACTCATATGACAATAAAGTGAGAGGCTACGAGGCAGAAAAAGAGATTCAAGTGTCATCTGAACGCGAAAAAATCTCAAATGAAAGGGAGGAGCTATCTTCATCCATCGAGCGAATGAAAGCGGAAATAAAAGCAGCGGAAGACAAATTGACAACTCTTGACGGTAAGCTAACAGACAAAATCGAACTTGCGGAAAGTGCCTATAGAGAGAAGGTGGCAAAACTCGATTCTGACATGCAGGTAGCTGATGAATATATCAATAAAGAAAAGGTTGATACCTCCGCAGACGAAGAAGAGGTAAAGACTGCGGAAGAAATGAAAAAGCACCTTAATGAATTTTATAGGATGAAAAGACTGCAGGAAGAATGCGAAAAACTTGCAGATGAGTCTAATGGTTATACAGAAAAAATAGAACTTGCAAGAGAGCTCCCTGGCAAGATTCTCGAAACCGCAACAATCCCTGTAGAAGGGCTGACCGTAGAGGATGGAGTTCCTCTAATCAATGGATTACCTATTTCAAACCTATCCGAAGGCGAAAAACTCAACTTGTGTGTAGATGTCGCTTTGAGCAAACCAAACAATTTACAAATAATCTTGATTGATGGAGCTGAAAAGCTATCCGACGAAAACAGAGCGAAATTGTATGAGAAGTGCAAGGCTAGCGGATTACAGTTTATCGCAACTAGAACGACTAACGGCGAAGATTTGGAGGTTAATTATTTATGATTTTAACAGCAGAAAATTACTTTAGCCAAGAGGCACAAATGCAGTACTTCGGAGTTTCGCAATTTAAGTCTTTTGAAAAATGCGAAAACTGTGCACTTGCAGAGCTTACAGGAAATTACGAGAGGGCGAAAACAACCGCCCTCCTCGTCGGCTCGTATGTAGATGCTCATTTTGAAGGTACGCTTGATATCTTTAAAGCACAACACCCTGAGCTACTAAAAAAAGATGGAACACTTAAGTCTGACTATGTAAGGGCCGAGGAGATTATCAATCGAATCGAAAGCGATCCGCTCATGATGAAGTATCTACAGGGTGACAAGCAAGTCATTATGTCAGCGAACCTATTCGGCTACGATTGGAAAATCAAGATGGACGCATACGTTCCAGACGAGCGAATTGTCGACCTCAAAATCGTCAAGGACTTCGAGCCTATATATGACCCTCGGCTCGGAATGAGAGTGCCCTGGATACAGTACTGGGGCTATGACCTACAAGGAGCAATCTATCAGAGAATAGAGCAGATTGCTACAAAGCGAAAAGAAGCGCTACCGTTTTACATCGTAGCTGCAACAAAAGAACCTGTACCAGATATCGCGGTAATTCACATACCGCAACACATGTTAGACGCAGCACTTAAGGCTCACGGCGTCGATGCGAAAATAGACCGATACGCACTAATTAAGTACGGCGATATCGAGCCATATAGATGCGAGAGTTGTGATTACTGCAAAGAAACAAAGGTGTTAACAGCACCTATGGAATACGAAATATATGAGGAGGACAACTAAATGAATGTAAGTGTAATAAAGGGCAGATTGACGAGAGATCCAGAGCTCGCGTTTTTTAAAAATAGCAACGGAGAGGATAGGTCAGTTTGCCGCTTTTCAGTAGCGGTAGACAGAGAATACGGAGACGGCACGGACTTCTTCCCGTGCTCGATATTTGGCAAAAGAGCTGAGGTAATAAATAAGTACTTTTCTAAAGGCTCTGAAATTGCGTGTCATGGACGAATGGAACAGAACAAATATAAGGACAAGGATGGTAACGACCGCACAGTTTGGAAGTTCGTCGTAAAAGACTTCGATTTCTGCGGTAAGAAATCAGACAACAACAGCAGCGAACCGAAGGCGGACAGGTTTGAGCAGATAGAGGAAGACGTTCCATTCTAATGATAAAGAACAAATCAATTGCTGAACTTTACAACAGAGAACAGCGAAAACAATTATGCAAATGGTGTCGAGAGACAGGGCGGGGCGATTGTAGTCGTTGCGCCTTAACTAAAACAGTGGATTATGAAAGCGAGGCAGAACGATGAAAGCGTACGAAAAAAATCCGGAGTGGAACAAATTAATATTTAGAGAGCTAACACCAGAGGAAGAAAAAGAATATGCCAATTTTGATTGGTCGTACATGGTCGAGAATCTACCAGAATACGGAGAAGAGGCGCTAGTAACCGATGGGAAAAGCGTGTGGATAGACTCCTTTGATGAATATGATTATGTATACCTTTCTGGCACAGATGGCGAGATTGACGGCGTGACCGCATGGATGCCGTTACCCGCGCCATACAAAGGAGAATAAAAATGAGAGAGATAAAATTCAGAGCATGGGATAAGGACCTCAAAAGATGGACGAATTATTCAATAGATGATGACCTACTTATGTTCTACGACAAGCAAGGAGAGTGTTGGGAAATAGACCAAGAGGGCAAGCGGTTTATTTTATGCCAGTATACAGGGTTGAAAAATTTTAACGGAAAAGAAATATACGAGGGTGACATTATAAGAGCGGTAGGCTATTGGATAGGAGTTGCAAAATTTTTCGACAAGAATCCTGCTTTTGTATTTGAAGCCATAGATAAGAATTATAGAGGGAGCAGAGTATCTATGACTCAATTTGACCGACACGTCAAAATAATTGGCAACATCTACGAGAATCCAGAGATACTAGAGGAGGTGCGCTAGATGTACCTACTAATTGATAGTCGCGAGAAACCAAAAGCAATCAGTGACATACTAAACCACTTCGCGAAGAATAACGTCAAGTACGATGTTACAAAACTCTACTTTGGCGATTATATGGACTACGCAAGACCGAATCGAGTTGTAGACAGAAAGCAGAATATAGCGGAACTAGCCATGAACTGCACACGCGATCATAAAAGGTTCAAGAGAGAGTTAGAGCGAGTTAAGGCGACGGGTAGTGAGTTGATATTACTTGTCGAGCAAAACAGCTATAAGGATGGAGAGAAGATAATCAGAGTCGAGACGATAGAAGATTTAATGCTCTGGACAGCGCCTAAAGGAGTAGTCAGAGGTGAACAAGTGTACAGGGTCCTCGTGTCATGGCGTCACAAGTACCCGTTGCGAGTAGAGTTTTGCCACAAGAAGAGCACAGGGCAGAGGATTTTAGAACTATTGGAGGAGCAAGATGAGTAAGGCAAGATTAGCTGAACTGATAAAAAACCGAATAGACCTACAGTCCGTCATGGAGCATTACGGGACGCACTTCAATCGTACAGGCAGTGCACTCTGTCCATTCCATTCCGATAAACATCCATCGCTCACAATAAAAAACGAGCGATACAAGTGTTGGGCATGCGGTGCGAGTGGTGATATGTTCGACTTTGTTCAAAATCTCTACGGTGACAGCTTTATGGAGGCTATAGAGCGAATCAATAAGGACTTAGGACTGGGAATTAACACTAACCTAAAATCACCGAAGAACAATAATGCTATAGCCACCGCACAGCGTCAAAAAATAGCCCGAGAGGAACTAAAACAGGCTCGTAGGGCGAAAGTATTAGAACTAACCGAAAAGCACCGCATCGCTTTTAAAAATGGCGATTATGAAGAGGCTAGCAGACTAGAGGAAATCCTTGACGACATTGTCGCATATGAGGACGAACTCGCTCGTAACAGAGGACAGCACAAGGAGGCATAAATATGAATAACAACGAAATAACGACGACCTTCTCGCTGTCGGACTTCGCAGACGGAACCGTGTTCGAAGAGCTTGGACTACGTGACAGGACCGTTAGTGAGAGGGAAGTGCTACTAGTGCAGCTTAAACGAGAGGCGAAAGAGCTAGGACTTGGAGCAAAAGCCTTTAATGCAATAGTCTCAGATTACTTGCGAGGCGAGGCGGTATCGAGTGTAGGCTCAATTGCTGGATACGATATGCCGACTAGGTGGGTGCTAACCAGTACAGGAGAGGTACAAAAGACCACTATGGAGCTTGCGTGCAGTCACCCGATATATATATCCAAGAGATTTATTGATTGCCTTACGGGGGAAATAAAGCTCGAAATAACGTATTCCAGAGATTCGGAACTAGAGCGACTTCAATCGTTCATTGTCCCGAAATCGAGAATAACCTCATCGCAGAGCATTGTTGCCCTAGCGAATAAAGGTGTATCGGTATCGAGCACCAACGCAGCACTGTTAGTCAATTATCTACAGGATTTTGAGGATACCAATTATGACCAAATTGTAGAAATCAAGAGCATTAATCGGTTCGGTTGGATTGGCAAAGACTTTTCACCGTATGTAGACGGCATTGAATTCGATGCAGATGATAATTACCCAGAGTTAGAGCAGTGCGTAACGAGACCGAGCGGAACTATTGAGGATTGGAAGGAAATCGTCAAAACCGTTAGAAAGTCCAATAAGATAGCGCCTAAAGTCGCTCTAGCTGCCTCGTTCGCATCAGTTCTGATTGAACCACTCGACGCACTACCGTTCTTTGTTCACTTCTGGGGCGCATCTGGAGGCGGTAAGACAGTGTCGCTAATGATAGCCGCATCAGTATGGGGAAAGCCCGACGTCGGATCATATATAAAGACATTTAATTCGACCAAGGTCGCACAGGAAATTCTTGCATCGACCCTATATAGCATGCCCGTTATATGTGATGAGCTACAGATTAAAGCTGGAGCGAGTGACAACTTCGATAGTTTGATTTACGAACTATGCGAAGGCTCTGGGAAAAGTAGATCTAATAAACAACTAGGAATACAAGCCTCTAGAAATTGGCGAAACTGCTTTATATCGAGCGGAGAGCAACCAATTACAGGCGAACTGAGTGGAGGCGGAGCAAAGAACCGTGTATTTGAAATTGAGTGCCAAGACGACCTCTTCAGCGATCCAATGAAGATAGTTGAGGCAGTCAAGTCGAACTACGGACACGCAGGACGAGAATTCGTAGAGGCGCTAGACAGCAAGACACGGAAGAAGATTAAGACCGCACAACAGTCTATCTTTGCCGAGTATAGCGAAAAGGGATTCACCGATAAACAAGCCCTTGCTGCATCTATCGTTGTTGTGGCTGAGGCGTTCTACAGCTCAATAATTCTAAACGAACCGCCTAGCTTTACAGCAGAAGACTTAGAGCCTTACATCGCAACGCATGACGACGTATCGCAAGACTTGAGGGCCGTTGAGTGGTTAAATGATTGGATTGCCGAGAACTGGAACAAATTCGACGAGAACGTACCAGACGTATACGGAGTAGCAGATTCAGCGGACACAATAGATATTATTGCCTCGAAATTAAGAGCAGATTGCCAAAAGATAGGCATTAATTACAAACGACTTGTGTCGTATTTAGATAAGAGAAATGCACTAGTTACGAATCCTGGACGAAAAGACAAAGTTGTGAGGATCGGAGCAAGTAGACCAAGGTGCATATCAGTCAAAAAGGATTTTATATGGGCTAGAGAGAAAGACTTGTCACCAATGTCACCAAGTGTCACCAAAAATATTTAACAAAAATGGTGACAACAAAAACGTTGATATTTCAATGGTTATAAGTATTAAAAATATACTTGTCACCAATGTCACCAAAAATATTTACACATATATAGGAAAAACAAAAAAAGTTTAAAAAATATATCTCTTATATATGCAAGTAAAAAAAGTTGGTGACAACGGTATTTCTGGTACAGGTCTTGAAATAACTGCGCTACACGGAAAAATAACTTGGTGACATGCTGGTACAAATTGGTGACAAACTAGTTATAGTAACAACTTTAGTGATGTGTTTTGTAATAAATAACAAAATAGTGAAAGAGAGGTCAAGCGATGAATAAAACAACACCGATGACGATAAGGGAATTGTCAGAAATGTCAGACGAAATGATGCTAGTTGCGTCTTATCGTCCTAGGGATTCTAAAAAATATCACACACGTATACTAGGGTATCGTAACGGTAGTGAACTAGTGGGGTTACTCTCTGTATCGGAAAAAGAGTATAACGGACCGATTACGATTAAATTTATAGATAATTACTTGAGTTCGTTGTTCTCACAGGCTTATCAAAAAGGAATAAGTGAATATATAGAATCTGAGGTGATAAAGAATGGCTAAATGGATATTAAGTGTGGAGTCCTACGGAGCTTTTAGACACACGAAAAAATATATTCCTATTCCGAATCCGTACGGGGTAACAGTAATTACGGAGCGAGAGGCAATCAGAGTAATTAGCGGTTGTAGGTGGGCGACTAGAGGGCACTACGTATACGCAAGAGACCACAAGTCAATTAGATTCGATACACTGCGAGAGGCTCAGCGATATGCAGAGCAGTTAGGAGGTGCAGAATGATTAACGAAGATTTGAAGTACATAGCCGACCACTATGGGTTAGAACATCAGCTAGGAAAGTGCAAGGAAGAGCTAGGCGAACTTATACAGGCTATCGATTCATTGGACGAAAAGGCAATTGTTGAGGAGATAGCAGACGTCGAGATCATGACCGAACAACTAAAGTATCTTATGCGAACCGAGCCAAGTGTGGAGATTTACAAGGACTATAAGATCGCTAGACAGCTTAGACGAATATCAAGGGAGCCTTCGTTGCAAGATCCAGAAAACTGTAAAGAATTACATGAAGCAGGCAAAGACTTTTCTGCAGGTTTTGTGCAAGGTATATTAGGCACCATAAAGGAGCAGAGTCATGAGTGTGATAACTAAAGAGGAGTTACTGCGTATTCCAAAACTTCGCAAGCAGATTGCCCGGAAGAAGAGATGCATTGAGCTGTTCGAGACGAGAGCAACTGGAGGAGCTATAGAGTATAAGGAGCGCGTACAGTCAAGTGTGAACAACTCAGCTAGCGACTGCCTATGCGAGGCTGTTGATCTAAGGCGGGAGCTCATTGATGACACCAAGGAGCTTAACGATTTAATCAATAGGGCCTATGATTTTATGAGGACGTTAGACGAGGTGCTCCATAGGGATATCGTGTATGCAAGATACATCGTGGGGCTACCCTGGGAAGACGTTGCGAAGACATTTAATTATTCGAATCAACGAATTTTTCAAAAACATCGCGAAATTTTACGTAAATTATAGTTGATTATAGTTGATTATAGTAGGTTCTCTGATTTATGGTATACTCAAGCAAAGCTGGAGAGGGGGATAATAGACCCCGAGGCACTGCTTGAAACAAAAGCCATTTAAAGTCAAACTTAATAAGGATTTACCCGATGCCTAATGGTGTCGGGTTTTCTTTTGTGATATAAAAAAACAATTGGTAAAAGTACCTGAAACGTGATACACTTTACCAAAACAATAGGAGGTAAGGGAGTCATGACAAAGAGGACTGTTTTTGATGTGGCTGATTGGTTTTTAGGTAAAGATAGCATGAGCCCTAAGAAACTCCAGAAGATAGTTTATTATGCTTATGCATGGGTTCTAACTTTGATGAACGAAAGTGAGAATGATTTAGATATTAAATTATTTGATTCTCGAATAGAGGCTTGGGTTCATGGACCTGTAATCCCTGAGCTTTATCATAAGTACAAAAAACATGGAGGGGATATAATTCCTCAAAAAAGCGATGTTCCTGAGTTTGAAACAGATATAAAAGATGTACTAGAACAGGTTTGGGATGTATATGGTAAGTATACGGGTAATCAGCTTGAAAGTATCACTCACCAGGAGTCTCCTTGGATTAAAGCAAGAGAGGGTTGTTCTCCTGTAGAGATATGTACCAATGAAATAAAGGATTCTGACATTTTTAATTGTTATATAGAGAGAGTGTCATAACGTCGTGTCAAAAAAGGGCAAATGCAAAAATAAAAAAAGAAAAGTTAGTAATAACGAAGACAGTAAGAGCAACGTAAAGAATCCTAATGAGCCGGGAGAAGAAGAAGGGCTAAAGTTTGATTTCTCCTTTGGGGCCTTATATTATTCAGTGAAACTAAGCGGCGGTAAGTTCAATAACTACCTAAAAGGGGAAAATGAATTTGTCGATAAATTTAGGCAGATAAGGGAGTTGAACTCTAAGCTAAAAGAAAAGAAGTATCATGAGATAACTGCGGACCCAACTGTGCATTTTCATGTAATTGGTGAGAAAGAAAGAGCTGTCTTTATTAGCTGCGTGGGGCGCGCTCTTTCCGAATTTGATAAGTCGTGTGATGTATCTGAAATTATTAGGCAACTTTTGGGCGATGAAGATATATACCAAATTGGGCTTAATAAAGGCCTTAGGGTTATAGGCACGTATAATGCGTGTACATTTAAGGTTTACCTTATTGATTATCACCACAGATTGTATTATGACCAAAGAAGGAATAAGCATGGGGAAAAGGAATTAACCTTTTGTCCAATGAAAAGTGAATTACGATAAAGAGAGTCCTTCGGGGCTCTTTTTTAATACTTACAAAACAAACAAAGGGAAGAGGTGAGGCTGAATGCCAAAGGCGAGGAATCCTAAAGCAGATGAAGCCGAGGCTCTATACAATAAAGGCTTTAAGCTGATAGAGATATCTAAACAGATGGAATTACCAGAAGGCACTGTAAGGCGGTGGAAGAGTGTTTATAACTGGGATGGCGAACGTTTGAATAAAAAGAAAGCGAACGTTCGTAAAAGCAAAGGCGCACCTCGGGGCAATCAAAATGCAAAAGGTGCGGGTGCTCCTAAAAAGAATACCAACGCCGAAAAGTACGGTTTCTTTTCGAAGTATCTCCCGGAAGAAACACTCGACATCGTACAGGCCGTTGAGCGAGCTAATCCGCTTGACCTATTGTGGCATCAGATTCAGATTGCCTATGCAGCCATTATCAGAGCGCAGAGGATTGCGTATGTAAAAGATAAAGACGATAAGACGATCGAACGTGTAGAGGAACGAGACGGCAACGTAGTCGGTGCAAAATGGGAAGTACAGCAGGCGTGGGATAAGCAGAATAACTTCCTTAAGGCCCAGGCAAGGGCACAGGGCGAGTTACGAAGCTTAATCAAGCAGTACGATGAGATGCTACACCGTGATTGGGATATGGCAACAGAAGAGCAGAAGTCACGCATAGAACTAATCAAGGCTCAGACTGCTAAAGCAAAAGGAGACGATGGCGCAGATACTTACCAAGACGATGGATTTATCGAGGCTCTCAAGGGCGAGGTTACAGACGTATGGGAAGACTAACGCAAGTATTTAGGTTCCAACCGTTTAGCAGGAAACAGAAGCAGGTGCTTACGTGGTGGCTTCCAGAGTCACCCGTGCAAGATAAGAACGGCATTATTGCGGATGGAGCTATTCGTTCGGGCAAGACCGTATCAATGGCATTGTCGTACGTCATTTGGTCAATGACGACATTCAATGGCGAGAACTTCGGTATGGCTGGCAAGACTATCGGAGCTTTTAGGCGTAACGTATTAAAACCGCTTAAGCTGATGCTGTTCGCTAGGGGCTATAGGTTCAAGGACCATAGAGCTGACAACCTACTCGAGGTAAGTCGCAACGGTGTAACGAATTATTATTATATCTTCGGCGGTAAGGACGAACGTTCGCAGGACCTTGTACAGGGTATTACACTTGCTGGGTTCTTCTTCGACGAAGTCGCACTCATGCCAGAGAGCTTCGTTAACCAGGCAACGGCTAGATGTTCGGTTGAGGGGTCTAAGTGGTGGTTCAATTGCAATCCAGACAGACCGCGCCATTGGTTCAAAGTTAACTGGATAGACAAGGCAGACGATAAAGACCTTATATACATACACTTCACGATGGACGATAATCTGTCGTTATCGGAAGCAATAAAGGAACGATACAGGCGCCAATTTGTTGGTGTCTTTTTTAAACGCTTTATTAAGGGTTTATGGGTCGGAGCTGAGGGGCTTGTACACCCACAGTTTGCAGATGATGCAGACAAGTACGCAATCAGCTACGATGAGCTTGTGAAGAGCAAACACAAACTTGTTCAAATCTTCATCGGCATAGACATCGGCGGAACGAAGTCGCACACACCATTCGTCGCTACTGGGATAACAAAAGGCTTTGAAAAACAGATACGGCTGTATTACAAACGAATCATACACAGCAAAGGCACAGTTGATCCAGAGAAGATATATAACACCTTCGGAAGTTTTGTAAACGAGGTCAGAACTCTTTATCCAGGAGTGCCAATAACAGCTGCATTCGTTGACAACGCGGAGCAACTTATACTGAATGGACTAGCACTATACAGTACGACTAACCGCATTGGCGTTAACGTGAAGGGATGTCGCAAGACAGAGTTTAGCGACAGGGTGCTAGCATACAATGCTGTCATAAATACAGGACGTTTCATGTGGGTAAAGGACTTCTGCGAACCGATTGCAGATTCGATTAGTGAAATGGTGTACGACAGCAAAAGCAAAGACGAGAAGTTACTTGATGACTTCTCAACGGACGTAGACACATACGATGCTGACTTCTATTCATGGAGTCACTTCATAAATTATTTTCATCCTATAGGAGGGCGTAAGTGAGAACGCATATTATTGAGTTCCTCAACAAAAGAGGATACCAGACGAATAAAAAGGCCCTAGAGCTGATAGACATCTGCGACAGTTGGTATAGAACTGAGCCGATAGAAGGATTCCATGACCGCTGTACAGTTAACGGAGAGAAGTACGAAGTGGCTCGAACTGGTTTTGCGAAAAGGGTATGTGAGGACGATGCGAATCTGTGCGAAGTTGTTGATTTGACCATCGAGGACAGAGCGTGTAGCGATTACGTCAATGAGGTCTTTGCGAGAGAAAACTTTCAGAAGAATATCAGAAGACAGCTAGAGCTAATCGCAGCAGAGGGGACTGTTGCAGCATATGTTCGAGTTGTTGGTGCTGATGTACTTGATACGCAAGAGCTACAGGGCGGAGAAGTCGAGATTGTATATGTTCCTCCAAAGGGTATATTTCCGTTAAATGTCGAGAAGGGGATTATTACCGAATGTGCCTTCGCTTCTGAGGATACGCTCAACGGCAAGACTCAGACAACTATCGTGCTTTTCGAACTTGTTAACAACGAATATAGGGCGACTACTGTGGTGCTTGACCATAATGGTAAAGAGATAGTAGATAAGCACATCGAAGTTTTGCTAGGCGAAATTAAGCCGTTTGCGGTGCTGACAACCGCGGCCGTTAATAATCTCACTGATATGCAAGGTTACGGACTGCCGAAACTGTACGGAGCCATATCGGAACTGAAGGCCGTTGACCTGGTATTCAATGTGCTCTTTGGCGACCTAGATAAATCTGACAAGATGATTCTGTACAATGAAGCTCTTTGCAAATTTGACGAAACGGGAAAGCCAATAACACCGAACAAGCAACACAAAAAGCTGTTCGTGTCTATGGGGCAAGCTCTTCCGGAGGAAGGCTCGCTGATACAAGAGATTAATCCGGAGATTAGAGTAGACGAGATTACTCGCTCATTCGAGCTTGTTCTCTCTTTGTTATCGCTTAAGTTCGGATACGGATCGCGTAAGTATAGTTTTGAGAACGGTCAAATTAAGACCGCAACGGAATACATCGGAACTAAACAAGACTCAATGCAAGAGCTTAACAAACAGAGACAGAATTTAACTAACTACATAGAGGGGATAATCAAGGCTCTGCTCTGGTTCTCGAATGCATTTAATAAAACTAGTTATGCCTTGGATTCCGAAGTAACAATCGGATACGATGACAGCTTTATCATTGATAGGCAGAGCGAACTCGAGGCAATGCGACAAGATGCGCAGACGTTTGGACTACCGAAACTGGTTATCAATTACCTTATGGAGAAGTACAACTTATCCGAAGAGGATGCGACAAAGTGGTACAACGAAGGCGGAGCAGAGGCGGACCCAATTGAACCTATAGGGGAGTAATTCGATATGCTATCGGATAGACAGAAAGAGCAATTATCTGCAGAAATGATACCGCTGTTCCAGGAACTAGAGCAAGACGTTATACAAGACATTGCTCGTAGAGTTCGTAAGGAGTCACGCTGGACTGAAACTGCAGAACTACAGGCAAAGACTCTCGAGGCTTTGGGATATAAGCCGATGGAGATTCGGAACAAGGTCATGCGAGAGCTCAAAGCAGACAAGACGTATCAAGCTATGATTGCGAAGAATACGCTTGAGCACAAGAGGGCTGTCAGAGACCGCATAAAGCAGCTTGTAGCGGACGCAAAAGCGCGCGGTGATGATATTGTAAGCAGAGCTGGCACAATGGCATTTAACGACGATTTGTCCTTCTGGAAGTCAAAGGGAAGACATCTCCGACATAGTTCGGAACTGGCTGAGATAAACGCAACTGCCTCGCACCGATTAGCTCATGAACTGAAGAACCTTACACACTCTACAGGGTTTAAGTTTATCGGCACACCTATAAGGCTAGATAAAGCGTTTAGCCATGCAATGGATAGCATGATAATGAACGTAGCTACGGGCGGTTTCTCGAGCGGACAGGCGATAGAAAAAGTCGTGTCAGATCTCGAGAAGAGTGGAATCAGGCACGTTGACTTTGGCTCTGGTATCTCTAGGGGCATTGATGTAGCTGCTGCACTTGCGGTTAGAACTACACTCGGTCAAATGGCTGCGGAGATATCAATGGACAACGCGGTACAGCTTGGAACAGATTTAGTTGAGGTTTCGTCGCATGCAGGAGCCCGTGAAGGTGATGGGCACGCTGACCACGCAGCATGGCAAGGAAGAGTGTACAGCCTCAGCGGTAGACAACATCCGGAAGAAGAGAAAAGGCTCGGCTACAAGATATATAAGCTGTCTGACGTTACGGGATATCCGGACGATCCATTAGGCTTGTGTGGATATAACTGCAGACATACTTTTTACCCGTTTCTTGAGGGAATATCTGAACCAAATCCAATCGTAAAGGACCCAGAACCAGTAACGGTTGATGAACGCACTTATACATACTATCAAGCATCGCAGGTACAGAGGAGACTCGAGAGAGAACTGCGAGAGCTTAAGAGACAGTATATAGGCGGAGACGAGACAAGGCTAGCGGCAATTAAGGCAAAAGAGCAGCGATACGCAAGGTTCTGCAGTAAAGCGGGGCTTAAGCAGAATCTTGAAAGGCTTTATGTTAAGGGATACAAGCGAGATTTTGAGTATATAAAACCGATTGAAGATAAGAGTGTTGGTGATTTTAGAAACGTTATATCAGATTTTTATAATAAAGGCGTTACTAAATTTAATGATTTAGATAATTTTAATCTAGGTAAATTACCCAAGATAAACAACAATCCTTTTCTTGACGGTTCAAATGTATATATTGAGGGAAGGTCTTTACGTAGGATTTTAAACAAGCATGGGCGCGAAATGACACTTGAGGAATTACTATTCATTGAGGATTCTGTGAAGTCCCCAAGCTATTATGCTGATAATTCAAATAGACACAGTAACTCGTTGATATTATATAAAAAAATACCGGGTAGAAAAAACCGATACGCAGAATGTATCTTTGTGAAGCGTGGCAGTGGATATATCATTCACTATCACAAAATGAATGATAGGAAGCTGAGAAAGCTCAAAAATGAAAAAGCTTTATTTGACATAAGTAAATAGGAGCTGTATACTCTTATTAGAATATACAGCTTAGAGGTTGAAAAGTATCCGGCTCCAACGCGCCACTGGTATTGGTGGGTCGAGAAATGTGGGCGACATCCGCCGGTCCCACCTAAGCTGTTTCTATGGAACGTACGCGGATGACCTTCGGGCTCCGCGTCTTTTATTTCAACTAAATACGTTAATTAGCATCGCAAGTAAGCGGTGCTTTTTTATTGCCCTTGGACTGCGGCGTTAAAGGTGAGGTCTGAAAGAGGTTGGTCTGAGCATAAGGACTTGTTCGGACGTTAAAGAAAGGAAATATCACAATGGCATTAACAAGAGACTCAATCAAACAGCTAGGCATTACAGACGAAGACCAGATTACCAAGCTACTAAACGCACACCATGCGGAGGTTAATCCGCTGAGAGAAAAGGCGGAGCAGTACGACAAGGTTAAGGCTGACTTCGACGAGCAGAGCAAGTCTATCGCTGACCTAAAGGCATCTGCTGGCGATAAGGAATCTCTACAGAAACAGATTGCCGAGCTAACAAGTGCAGCACAAGAGAAGGATGCAGCACACCAGAAGGCTATCGAGGAAATGCAGAGCAAACTAGAGGGCGCAGAGTTTGACAAGCTCCTAGATGATGCGATTACCAAAGCTGGCGGAAGAAGGAAGGCAAGTATCAGAGCTGAGTTAAAACTTGATGAGTTAAAGGCGAGCAAGGATAGGACTAATGACATCGACGCAGCAATTAAGGCGCTGAAAGAATCGGAAGATACATCGTTCTTGTTCAGTTCAGACGACGGGAAGCCTTCCGGAGCAAGAATCGACTCGTCAGGTAACGCTGGAGGCGGTACAGGCGGAGACGACGCAGCTATGGCAACTGCAAGAGCTGTTATGGGGCTCAAACCAACAGGAAAGGAAAATTAAACAATGGCAAATCAGATTTCAAAATTCAAAATGTACGTTGACCTACTAGACGAGGTGTACAAGACATCCTCTGTTACTGCAGTGCTCGACGGTGCTCCAGAGCTAGCACAGCAGGGCGCAAATGCAGACGAGCTTGTAATTCCAAAGATTGACATGGATGGACTCGCAGATTACGACCGTTCTGCAGGATACACTATGGGAAGTGTAGAACTCACCAACGAGACTGTTAAGTGTAACTTCGATAGAGGTCGTAAGTTCCTCGTAGATGCTGAAGACGATGCATCAACAGCAGGAGTTGCGTTCGGAAGACTATCATCCGAATTTGAGAGAACCAAGGTAATCCCAGAGCTAGACGCATTCAGATTCGCAAACTACTGCAAGAAGGCAGGTGCTAACATCGCAACTAGCACTATTACAGACGGCGCTTCTGCTATCAAGGCGATTGCTAAGGCATACGACACAATGACAGACAACGAGGTCCCAGAAGACGGAAGAATTCTATTCGTATCTCCAACAGTGTACGGTATGATTAGAGACCTTGACACAACTAAGTCAAAAGAGATCCTACAGCAGTTCGCTGCCGTTCAGAAAGTTCCAGCGAGCAGATTCTTCACTGCTATCGAGGTAAACGATGGAAAGACAAGCGGACAGGAGAAGGGCGGATACAAGAAGGCTGCTACAGGTAAGGCACTCGACTTCCTAATTGTTGAGCCTTCCGCAGTTATCCAGTACCAGAAGAGGAATGTTAACAAGGCAATCGCTCCAGAGGATAACAAGGACGCAGACGGTTGGCAGTTCAACTTCCGTGAAGTTGGTATCGCAGATGTATACGTTAACAAGGCTAACGGTATCGCTGGAGCTTGCAAGTAGCATAGGAGGTAAATCATGAGCAGAGTTATAGGACTTGAATTCGATGAGGCAACTAACGAGGTTATCGTAGAGGAAGAGCCAACCGAAGAGGTCGTAGAGGAAGAGCCCAAGAAGGGCGGAAAGAAGTAGTTAACATGCTATCAATGATGACTGAGGAATACCAGAACTATTATATCGACGAAAATGTGGATGTTGATAGACTCTATAACAGGGCGAAAGGGATACTGCTCGGTATTACTAGTGGCCGAATTGAAGAGGTTACAGAGGAGCATCCGGAAGATTATCGTTATGATAGAGTCAAGGGGGTAATCGCTCTAGTTATACATGAACTACATTCGAGGGCAAGTGTATCGGGGGTATCTATCGTATCTAACGACGGATACTCCGAGCACTATGTCAGTGAGGTTGAGTGGCAAAGTGGACTAGAGCGAGCCGTAAGGCAGGCTCTATCTGGTACGGGATTGACGGGGTGCATGTAATGAACTTTACAGACACAATAACAATGTATAGTTCGTATCCTACGAGCGACGACGACTATTTTTGGGAACGCTTTGTTATAAAAGGTTGCCAGTGGAGAGAGAAGATAGTTCGCACTACAGATAGTAGCGGTAAAGTATTTAAGACTAAAGAAATTTCGGTTACTATCCCTATAAAAGGTGACATGAAGAACAGGTTGTTCTTTGACACTAAAGGAAAAGACATTATTGTCCTCGGGGAGTGTCCTATGACTAATGTGTCTAATCGTGAGTTTGAAAACATCAAGAAGAACTATCAATTCTTCACGATTCGCACGTTTACCGACAACTCGCTTCGTGATAGGCTCAGACATTGGAGGTTTACATCATAATGGGGCTCAAAATCAAAGATGCAAGAGTCGAGATGCAACCTATAGCGGTGATACTCCGCAAAAGAGGACTTGAGCCAAGCGGTAAGGTTCAGAGAGCCGTCGACCAAGAAGTCTTAAGACTCTGTGAACCGTACGTACCTCATGACTCTGGCGCCCTGGTGCGTTCTGGAACGATTCACACGAAAATAGGTTCCGGAAGAGTCGTGTATAGGACTCCGTATGCTCGACGTTGGTATTATCGACCAGCCCATTTTAAGGGGGCACCCAAAAGGGGTAATTATTGGTTCGAGCGAATGAAAATGGAAGGCGGACGAAGCAAATTACTAAAAGTAGCAGCACAAGTTGCTGGCGCAAAGGAGAAGTAACAAAGTGGTGACGAAAAGCGAAAAAATTAAGACGTGGTTGAGCGGTTGCAAAATTATTCGGATAGAGGACATTGATACTGACCGACTTGAAGAGGGAGCTGACCGCATTGGGGTTTACAAGCAAGCGCAGAGAGACGTCACCGAGTTTGTGGACGGTTCCAAGATAGTTAGTGAGTATTATTACTTCCTTGTTCGAAAAGATGCGCAGTTTGAGCGCTACAGGAAGTGGTCAAATAACTTTATGACAGTCTTAGAGGATTGGATAGAGGAGCAAGACCGCATTGGCAACCTACCAGATGTAGAGGGTATCGAGAGTGTTTTTATCGCAAACGGTTATTATATGATTGATATCGAAAACGACGACGCAGTTTATCAGATCTCAATTGGTATCACTTATCACAAGAAAGGAATTAATTAATGAAAGGTGAAGGCAAGGTTAAAAAGTACGAAGTCGCACTATTCTTAAAAGGCAAGGGCGCGACAGACTACACAAGAATTAAGAAGGCAACTGAGCTCAAGTTAGAGTTCGGTGCAAGTACACAGGAGTACGACTACATTGCTGATGAGAATCCAACCATCGAGCTTGACAAGTACAAGCCAGAGATTAGTGGACTTCCTCTCACAATGTACAGAGAGGAGCCAGATTTTGCCCTTATTTGGGACTTGGCTTACAACCTCAAGACAGGAGGCGAGGCAGTTGTAGACCTTCTGCTCGTGTACAAGTTCGATGAGGATGCTGCAAAGACAGGCACCTGGAAAGCTTGGAACGTACCAGCAACTGTGGTTGTAAAGACTCTGGATGCAGTAGATGGCAAGATTGAGTTCGACCTACAGCTCAGAGGTACAGTCATTAAGGGTACAGTTACAGAAGAGGGCGGAAAGCCTAAGTTCAAAGCAGCTGGCGCATAGGTTATCACTAAATTAATACACTTTTTAGGAGGGATGTAACAGTCCCTCTTTTTTATTTACGCGAAGGAGATATAACGATGGAAATTATTCTAAATGATAAGGAGTTCGAACTGCCAAAGAGAACTCCGAAGATCGCAAAGCTGTTCGATGACTTCAACGCAACATTCGGAGAAGGCGATGTGAAAGTCCATAACAGCGCAATGAAGGTGCTAGAGGCAACAATCGGACGAGAAGGCATCAAGGATGTGTTCGGCACAGCGGATTCGGAACAGATTTCCGTTGTAGAGTCTGCTATTGCTGTAAAGGAGATTGACGACGTATACATGGCTCCGTTAACGGAGTACATGATGAGAAAAGAGGCTGCAGAGATGGATAGGCCAGCATTTACAGCGGCAAACGAGCTCTTGCGCAATGTTGCGAACCTATCAGAACTAAAATAATGCAGTTACCTTTTAGAAGGCTACCTAAATCGCTGATAATTGACGATGTTGAGTACCCTATACGTACAGATTTTCGATTTTGGCTCGCGTTACCGGAGCTAGAGGACTTATCTGTACTTTTTTTAGGCAAAAATCCGTCATTTATGCGTTATTTCTCACAAAGCGCAATAGAGAAGATTGTCGAATTCTATCACTGTGGCAAAGAAGTTGAGCAAAACGAGAGCGGTGTCAATGTTTTAGATTTTAAAATCGACGAAAACCTAATTTATGCTGCGTTTAAGCAGGCATACAACATGGATTTGTACGATTTAGAGACCGATGAGCTCCATTGGTACAAGTTCAAGGCTCTTTTAGACGGATTACCTCCCAATACAGCCCTGTCAAAGGTTATTGAGATAAGAGCATATGACGGGGATGATCCTGACTATAAAAAGCTACGTGATAAATTCGCACTTCCTGGAAAGCTAACTGAGGAGCAAGAGGTAGCAGGAAAGAAATTTGATGAGGTATTCAAATAATGGCAGACGGTACACTTATATTTGACACCAAAGTAGAAAGTGAAGGTGTCAGCACTGGCATGTCTACCGTTAAGAAACTGTTTACCGCAGGTATGGGGTTTGTAGTAGCGAAGCATGCTGTCGGACTAGCAAAGATGGGAATTGCCTACAATTCGCAGATGCAAGACTTTCAGAGCAAGTTCAAGGTGTTGCTAGGCAGTGCCACGAAAGCAAATAAACACGTGGCAGAACTGAGAAAGCTAGCTATGAAAACGCCCTTTAGGACAACTGATTTAGCAGCTGCATCGCAACAGCTACTTGCGTTCGGTGTTAACTCTAATAGTGTTAGTGGTCACTTAAGAAGGCTTGGAGATATATCACTCGGCAACAAGGAGAAGTTCCAACAGCTAGGACTTGTGTTCGGACAAGTTTCGTCACAAGGCAAACTTATGGGACAGGATTTGTTACAGTTTATCAACGCTGGATTCAATCCTTTGAAGGAACTCTCGAAAATGGGTCGAGGCACATATCAAGAGTTAAAAGACCAAATGGCGCAAGGAAAAATTAGTTTCCAGGATGTACAAGCGGCAATTGAGCACGCAACATCTAAAGGCGGTCAGTTCTTTAATGGTATGAAAGAGGGGAGTAAGACCTTTGCAGCGCAAGTTGATGCACTAAAGGGCAACCTCGAAATTTTGGCAGGTAATGCGTTTAAACCACTGTATAATCTGCTAACGCGTATCGTACCTCACCTAGGTGCGGTCGCATCAAAATTAAATAAATACCCGAAAATAATTGGGGCGGTAACGACCGCAGTAACAACACTTACTGCGGCGATGGTGACGTTTTATGCGGCGCAGAAGTGGGCTGTATTCAACGAAGCTATAAGGAGCTCAATGGGCAGCGCAATGAAATTTTTCAGCGCATTCCACAATTCATTGTGGCTAAACCTCGGTGTTGGGGTAGATAAGATTATACCAGGACTAGGAACTAAACTACTCAACATCCCTATAGGGATGCAGTCGGCAGTCGGCAAGCTCTCAAGTGTGCTTGGTTCGGCGGGTAAGTCAATTGCTGCGTTCATGGCTACACCAGCAGGAATAGTAGTTGCTGTTGGGGCGGCTATAACAGCGCTCGGCGTGTGGGTAAACAAGATAGGCGGAGTTGATAAAGCTATAGCTCTGATTCATTCGAAAATAGCTGCCTTTAAGGCGAAAATACCAGAATTGATAAAAGGTATAGGCGCAGGCTTTAAAGTCGCTGTGGAAGGGATTAAGACGGTTCTATTCGATGTCTTGCCAACAGTGGCAAAGGCCATATGGAAAGCGTTGCCATCCGCTCTATCGACTCTCGGTCAACTCGCAAACGAACTTGGAACGTATCTATTTCAGAAAGTAGGTCAGCTTGCGCAAGCAATCGCAACAGGATTACCGAAGGCACTACAAGCGGTTATAACCGCTATCCCTAAAGTACTTATCGAGTTATTTACCCGTTCGGGTGAAGGCGCAAAACAAGGCGGTGAACAGGCTGGAGCAAAGGGTGGCGAAGGCATTGCCTTGGGCTTCCTCAAGACTTTTATCGTCGGTATGGGAAAGCTAGCTCTCGCTATTGTTACGGCACTGCCTCAAATCGCAATTGCTGTTGTAAGTGGAATTGTAAAGTGCATACCGATAATTCTCTCGGCTGTCGGCAACCTTGCAATTTCAGTTCTAAATGCAATAGGCAGAGGACTGGGCAGTCTAGTTACGGTCGCAGTTAATTGGATATGGGGCTTTATCGAAGGCTTCCTAATAGGCGCTGCGAACGTGATCAATGCGGTGTGGAACTTTGCGACATCACTGCCAAGTAAGATTGCTAGTGGAATAGGGTCGCTAGTGTCAATAGCTATCAATTGGCTAGTGGGATTTGTGGGCGGTATACGTAGCGGATTTGCAAGGGCTGGTTCAGCAGTGATTAGTGGCGCAAGGTCACTTCCTGGCAGAGTTCGTGGCGCGCTGGGCAGTCTCTATAGCATTGGAGTTCACTTCTTACAGGGGCTCATTAACGGTATAAAGGCTGGATTCGGCAAGGTGTTTGGCTTAATTAGTTCGCTGGGCTCAAAATGTAAAGCGAAGTTAAAGAGTGTTTTCGATATTAACTCGCCGTCAAGGTTCACCACTTGGGTAGGTAAGATGCTTATCGAAGGTATGGACGTCGGAATTATAAGAAACACAGACAAACTACTCAATTCTATAGGCGAACAAATGGGGCTAGTGCAGGACGCATTCTTGATAGACGCCCCAGAGATTAACCCTATAGCCTCAGCTATTAGTGGTGAGCGTTCAAGAATTTTCGGTGTGACAGGTTCAAGCCAAAATGTTGAAGTTAATCAGACTATTAACTTCAATCAGCCTTGGAAGTCACCGGCAGATGTATCTAGAGCAGTATCGTGGGAGACTGCGAAGTTAGGACTAGCAGGAGCACAATAATGATACACAATTTAGTTTTAAAGGCCGTTCGTGGTGACGGCCTAGTATTTCACTACGAATCAGACGACTGGCGAACTACTTCTGTTACAGGAGTAGATGCTGCGGATATAGAAGTTTCGAAAGAAGCAAGAGGGGTTGGAGATGGTGCAATTATCACCGGAAAGCGCAGACTCCCAAGGGAAATAACTATTACCGCACAGGCGCAGAATCACGAGGCTAGAGCGAAAGCTCAAGGATTCCACAACAACCGTTACAAGGTCGATTTATACATCACCTATAACGGAGTAACTCGAATTGCAAAGGATTGCGAACTTACTGGCAAGTCAATTCCGACAAAGAACATCTATAAGCGTCCGGACATGACTATAAAGTTCTTGTCACCTCATGCTGACTTGTTCGCCGTAGAGGGAGAGCAGACTAGTTTTAGCAAGAAACAACCCTTATGGGTATGGCCGCATGCGTTCGGTCGAAAAAAGCCCAACTTCTCAAGAGAAGAGATTACGACAGAGAAGGTTATCGAATATCTTGGCTCTTCCCCAGCTCAACCGATTATTGAGATAGAGTCTCAAGGCTACGCGAAGAATATCACCATTAAGGTCAATGACAAGGTTGCAATTCTAAATGTGGAGCTCAAGAAGGGCGACACAATCACAATTGATACATCTCGTTCCTATGCGGTACATAACAACAAGATACTTGCGTTAGGTACGGACGACGATCCTTACGACTTTAGGCAGTTTGTGCTCGATTATGGCGACAATGTTGTCAAGGTCGACGCAGAGGCGGGGGCTTCTGCACTGAGGACGAGTATAGAGTATGTAGGGAGGTATGACGGCGTATGATACAGTTCTTTGATAAGTTCATGAACAGGCTCGAAGACCTCGATTTTATAGAGGTGTCGTGGAGTCGTAAGTGGACCGAGCCCGGAGACTTTTCCATACACCTCGCTGCGAAAGACTGGAACAAGCACGCTAAATTCGTACGCAATACAGGACGACCAGAGACGGGCATAATCCAGAAGACCGTATACGAAGTAACCGCTCAAGGGGCAATGGTGACTGTATCAGGCTTCTTCGCTGAAAAGGTACTCTCTAAAGTTGTGTTGCACTCAGATGAGAATGTTAACGAAAGAGGGGCAACTGTTGTGTTCGGACTTTTCGCGAACATCAATTCTAGCGCACTAGGGCAATACTCCTCACATATAACTGACCACAGCATACCGCCATCGGTACCTGGTCAAGTATGGGGCGACTACGACGCTGAATGGATGCCGGAGCTAGTCTATTCCTTTAAGGGCGGAACCGACGCGGCGACGTCGCTCTATGACGCTTGTCTATTGTACGGATTAAGCATATCAGTTGAAGTTGCAGAGACGTATAAAGAGTCTGTTGATTGGATAGAGGAGTGGCAACGCAAAATAAAAGAGCCGCACTTCCTATACAAGGTATACCCTCTTCATGGTCGAGATTTAAGAAACAAAGTAATCTTCGGAACAGGCTGGGCAAATGTATCAAAAATCGAATATATCTACGACGACAGCGGAGTAGTATCGATTGTAGAGGCGAGGCAGACAATGGATGAGACCGGCTTTTCAAAAGAAGAGCTAGTTACAGATGAGCAAGGCAGCACTAAGAGCTTAATTCGGGAGTTTTATATCGACGAAGGGAATCGTCCTCGGGATCTTGACCTTTATCCGAAAAAGGTTATTCAAGGAAATGTATCCGGCATCGAGCTTAAGGTGTCCAACGAATCAACTATTAGAGAGCAACTGCGAAACCAAGCAAAACTCGAGATGCTGAATAACTGGAAACAAGAGACGATTAACGTAGATGCGTTACAGAACACATTCTACTACCTACAGGACTACAACCTAGGCGACATATGTACGATAGTCCTTGACGATATAGAGCAGATGTTCACGGCTCGAATAATGGAAGTTAAGGAGGTGCACCGCAAGAACTCTGTAGAGGTACAGCTTGTTATGGGAACACCTCGCAAACAGAACTATGTCGCTTTAAGTATTTAAGGAGGTAACTAAATGATTGCATTACCACTACAGTCACATTTTGATTCAGACCCTAACGGTGATAGAGCTGTATCGGATAGCGATATAAGGGAAGTTTTTAAATCAGTTTGGTCTAACGGAGTAACGACAGTTAGGGCGGATGGTTCTGACATGCAAGTACAGGCAATTGGGGGTATGAAGGTTAAAGTTATGCCTGGAGGTTGCGTTATCGAAGGAGCTCTTGGGCGAAACACGAGAGAAGAGATGATTAACATCGCGCAAGCTCATCCGTCGCTGAAGCGAATTGACAGAATTGTCGTAAGGCTCGACCTATCCGACAGTGTTCGTAACATGCTCATATACAAGAAGGAAGGCACTCCGTCAACAACACCTATAGCACCGAACTTAGTTCAGCAACCTAATTATTACGAGCTCGCTCTAGCTGACATATATGTTGGTGCAGGTGTAACAGATATTACAAGCGCGGTAATTCTTGATCAGAGACCAGATAGAGAGCTATGCGGATTTGTTCTTCCGGCATTTCCGACGAACTTCGGACTAGAGGCGATTACGGACCGGTGGCAGTCAATCCTTGCAGGGGCAATCGACGGAACTGCAGCAGGGAAGCTACAGAATAATATCAATGATTTAAAAACTGAACTCCAGAAGTTGAATGCCTCTACAAGTGATGTACACATTGATAACGCTAATGCAGAGAGTGAGCTTGCTGCATTCTTCGGCGCGACTATAAGAGTATAGGGAGGTGCACTATGATAAGTGTTTTGAAAACATTGATAGAAATCAAGAAGATGTTAGCAACTGTGGAAACTAAAAAACTGCTCTGGACCAATGCAAGACCGAATTCAGAATTTTCGTCGCAGTCGCTATCAATAGATGGAAATTATGATGAGTACATCATTGAGTGGAACGACTACGTGGGCGAAAATGCTCGCTCCAGTTTAATCCTAAAAAAAGGTGAGGCAGTCAAATATTGCGCACCGTCGATTGGTGGCGGTGGAACAAATTTCTGGGTAAACGCGAGGACGGTTGCAAGCTCTGGGAGTGGTAGCTCTCATAGAATAACTTTTGGGGCTGGCACATATAAATCTCAAGGTAACACGTCTGCAGCAACAAGTAATGCTTCTGTAATACCGGTCAGAATTTATGGTGTTAAGAAGCTTGGCAATTAGTGGCGGAGGAAGAATGAATGATTGATTGGACAAGCATTATTGTGGCTATTGTGACGGCTACAGGCGCAGGCGCAGGATCACTATACGGAATCCGTAAGACTAGTTGCTTAACGGACTTCAAGATTGACAGATTGACCGAGGAAGTTAGAAGGCATAACGATTTCGCTAGTCGCATCCCTGTTATCGAAGAGAGGCTTAAGGTGGTAAATCACCGCCTTGAAGACCTCGAAAACAAGTTAAAAGGTAATTAGCCGAGTTGTACTCGGTATTTTTATTGCTAAAAGGAGGCAAAATAAATGAGAATAAATTGGAAGGTTAGATTTAGAAATGCAACATGGCTGACAACCTTTATAGTAGGGCTGATAGCCGTAGTATATCAGATGATAGAGGTATATTACGCGTTCAAGAAAGGCGTACCACAACAGGAACTACTTGCTGAGACAATGAAGATGTTAATTGCATATCTAGTGCAGATAGGTGTAGTTATCGACCCCACAACCAAAGGCACTAGTGACTCTAAAATGGCTATGACATACAAGAAACCTAGAGACGAAATTGGCGGAGAGCACACACCAGGATTTACAGCGATATCACAAGAAGAACACGATCCATCAGACGCGCCAACAGACAAGGAGGTGTAAGATGAATGGGAACAAAGTTATAGAATACGCTAGGAAATTTCTAGGGCAAGGTTCTGCAACATTCGCAGATTGGTACTACGGCTCAGCCTCATATAGAGGTTGGGCATGGTGTGCAGTCTTTGTATCATATGTACTCAGCCATTTAGGAATTAAGTGGGAAAAGAACAACAACGTCGCTAATGCGCAGATTTGGTGTAGTAAAAATCTGAAATGGGTAAATCTATCAGAAGCTCAGGCTGGCGACATTGTTATATTCTGCTGGAGTGGCAAAGGAAATAACTCTGGAAGTGGTTCGAGGGATCATATAGGATTCGTGATAAGTAGAAATGCAAATGGCACACTTACCACACTCGAGGGAAACACAAGTGGCTCAAGAGTAGCTATAAGAATTAGATATCCTAAAAATATAAGAAATATATATAGGCCAGATTACTCAACCACTCCAACTGTAGGTTGGGTACAAGATTCAAAAGGTTGGTGGTACAGGACTAAAGAAGGCAGCTACTATAAATCAACCTGGGCGCAGTTAGATGGTGTATGGTACTACTTTGATAGCTCAGGATATGCTGTTACTGGCTGGCAGCAAATCAAAGACAAATGGTACTACTTTGATAATAACTGCAAGATGCATACAGGATGGCTGTCAATTGATGGTAAGTGGTATTACCTAGAGCCTAACGACGGAAGTGCCTACACAAGTGGTATGCATGCAATATCAGGTAAAAATTACTACTTCAATTCTGGTGGAACGATGCAGACTGGATGGGTAAAAGTTGATAGTAAATGGCAATTCTACAACAGTGATGGAGGTCGTGTAGAGAAAGGTCTCGTTAAGGGTGATAATGCTGTGTTTGCTATCAAGGATGGAACTCTTATCACTGATGGTAAGGTAGACATCAAGGCAGACAAAGACGGTGCAATTTCCGTTATGTAATTGATTGTGGTATAATTACATTGAGAGAACCGCATTGATTGCGGTTGAGGGGCAGTCTGTTATAGGTTGCCTTTTACTAACAAAGTGCTATACGCACCGTAGTGTTAATGGATCGGGCAGTGTGATGCCCTACCGTGTACACGTGAGTCGACAGATTGAGAGGGGTAGCTCCCTCTCTTTTTTATTGCATATTAATGTATGAAAATACACATCTTAATTTAGCGATGTTCCAACTGTCACGATTTAGAGCCTGTAGTAATTGAAATCCCAAGAATATATACTCGCCCCGGATGCGGTACCAATATAAACAGAGAAAAAACCTTGTAACTAGTGAAGTTACAAGGTTTTTCCTTTTTTAGCTATATTATA